GAAAAATCTAATTCATCATGTATTTGTATATGACCTATTAAACCTTCTTTATATAGATCAACCATTGCTTTTTTAGTCATATCAGCAGCACTACCTTGAATTAATTTGTTTAATGCTTTGTAAGTAAATGCTCTTCTATGTCCATTTTTATACCAATAATTTTTCTTTGGTTTACCATCAACATCTTTTTCTTGATCACCATTCTCATCTAATAAGTATGGTCCCATTTCTTTTAGCTCCTTCATTCTTTCATGATCTGCTGCAGGTACAAATGTACCCCAATCAGAACCTCTTAGAATTGGTTCGTACTTAGGAAATCTACAACGTCTACCTAATAAAGTTTTTATTCTACCTTTTTGTTGTGCAGCATTCATAACTCCACTCATTAATTCTTTTACAAATGGAACTCTACCGTGATAAGTATTAAATAATTCATCTGCTTTTTCTTTTGATACTGCTAATTCATTTTGTAATTTAGCTTTACCCATTCCATAAAATAAACCTAAGTTAATTGTCTTAGCTTCTTTTCTATCAATCTCAGCCATGTCCGCAACAATTTGGTGAAAGTCAGTTGATGGATCATTTTCATATGAGTCTGCAATAACTTGTGCTGAATCATATTCAAATCTTAATGCGTAGTGTGCAACCAATCTTGGTTCTTGTTGTGAGTAATCAAACGTACCCCACTTACAACCTTCTTCTGGTATAAATAGTGATCTTATCAATGGACCTGTATCAGGATCTCTTGCTGGAATTTGTTGTAGATTTGGATTAGAATAACTAAACCTTCCTGTAACTGTTCCTCCATCATCAGATCTAATTTGATTTATATCTGCATGAATTCTACCTTTGTGTTCATGTCTTAATATTGTATCTATAAAAGTTGTTCTTACCTTGTTTATTTTTCTAGCTTCTGCTATCATGTTAACGACAGGATGATTATGTTTAGAAATAAAATTTTTAGTAAATGATGGTGCACCAGTTTTTTCAGTTACTTCGTAAGGTAAATTTAATTTTTGGAAAACTTTTTCAATTGATCTGGCAGCCCATAACTGAGTGTCTACTCCTGATTCTATTTTTATTTGTTGCAATAAGTTTTCTTCTTTTATTGCCAGTGCTGTTTTCAATTGATTGGCTTTCTCGATATCTACCCGAACACCTAGGTGGCGCATATCAACTAAACAAGGAAAAAGATCAGTCTCAAGATTAAATATATTCTGTAGATCTTCTTCTATAATTATTTTTTTAAATAAATGCCAAAGCTCTAAAGTTAGAGCTGCATCCTCTTCCGCATATGCTCCTACTTCACTTGCAGGCATTTTCCACATTTCAGCTTTAGGATCTAATCCACGTTCTTTCGCTGCATTAGTAAGTAATGATTCATTCTTACCTTTATTTAAATAGACCCAAGATAAAGAATTTAATGTAAATGAAAATCTATTTTCATCAATCAATGATGCTGCAACCATCGTATCAATAATTAAACCATTGATTTTTATACCTAAATTACGTATCCAACATACATCATACATTGCATTGTGAAATATTTTTGTAGCAGGTGATTCACATACATCTTTAAACCATTTTAATACCTGGTCTCTAGGTAGGTTAGGACCTTCACCATGTGCTATTGGAAAATAGTTTTTATAGCCATCTACAGCTACAGCTATACCCACAACTTCACCATTACCACTTATGGCCCCTGAACCCTTACTCTTTAAATCAGGATCTCTGGTTTCTAAGTCAATTGCAATCTCATCTGCTTTTCTTAGATCAGGAAATTCTGTAGGTGCTACCCATTCTGTAGTTGGCATCAACATTAGTGTTTCTCCTTTTCTGGTTTACCGTGATACATTTCATACCACGCATTACAATCTTCATTAGGACATTGATACATAGATACAATTAAAAATTCATCTGTACCACAGTCTTCTCCATCATAATCATTTTGCCATACAAGCTCTTCATTACAACTAAAACATTTAGGCATTATCTAATCTCCTTCAAATTACTTTTATTTAACATTTTTAAAAATTCAATTTCTTTATTTTTTATTTTATTTTTTTCTAATAAAATATTGTTATTAAAAATTTCTTTAACACAAATAGCTTCTGTCTTTTTACTATTATTAAATTTAATAAAATTTTTAGGAATTGAAAAAAGTAAACCATTATTCAATCTAATTCTATATGAATTAGATCTTTCTCTAGTAACTAAAATATTATTCAAAGTAATAGTTTCCATTATATCAATCCAAACATAAATATTGTTATAATTAATAAACCAAAAATTTCAGTATATGTATTCATTTTTTCCTCTTCATGTCTTTCATCTTTTTAATTTCTAATTCACAGTAATGAATTATCTTTTCTATATCTTGTATTCCATTTTTATTCAAGTATCTACAAACGTATTTAACAACGTTACCTTGAAAAAATGATAAGTTATTTTTTGAAATAAATTCATAAGGTTGAATGGGAAAATCTTTATAATGAGATCCTCCAATTTGTTTATCTTGTGGAAATGCATTTTCCAAGTCATCTTTGTGTGTCATAGTTTTCCTTTCAGTTTAATGTGACAGTTGTTAGTTTAACGACCATGAATGAATAGGGAGTTGGAGAAATCGAACCAACTTCGCCCGTTAGAGCTTGATGCTGCCACCCACCAAAAAGGGTTTTCTCGCTCCCGATCGGTTTACATAGGTTAGTATGTAAATTCTTAAATATGTTTATATTCATTTCTTTTTATTCTTGCTTTTAATTTATATAAATTATTTCTTGCACGTGTTCCCCCAACATACCAAACTCTATGTTCTTCATCATGCTTTGCTTGACTCTTCTTAATTGCTTTTTTAATTTTATCTCCAATGTCTAAACAAAGAATTACACTATCTTCTTCTCCACCTTTAGCTGCATGAATAGTAGATACTTTGATACGTGCCCTATCATCTAGGTCTTCCCCATTATCTATCATATTTTTAATATATTCTTTCTCAGATAAATCTGCTTTTTTAAAAGCATCAAACCAATCTATTGTGTTGTCCCATTTATTTTGTTTAAGACCAGTATATTCTTCTATATCTTTTATTTCTTTTTCATCTAATTTAATTCCTCTACACCATGAATTATAATTAATTGATGCGTTATATATTCTAACTACAAAACTTTTACCTTTATTAGTATAATAATATAAATTTCTTTTTCTTAATTCTTTTGTCATCCTTATTAATCTAGAAATAGTTCTAGTTAATATTAACCATTTTCCCTCTGTTAGATCTATTTGATCTAGGTTATTTATTTTAAGACACTCACCTTCGTAGTCTCTTGGATAATATTTTTTTAGTTTTCTTAAACCAATTATATTAGTTAGAGGTATGATTGATTGTTCCTGAACTGCTCTTGATATTCTTTTTGAATATTTTAATACTTTTTCTTTATCTGCTTTTTCAGATATAAATCTATCAACATCTGCACCAGCCCAGGCAAAAATAGCTTGATCATCGTCACCTGCTAAATAAATATCATCTGTGTATTGTTTTAATTTATCAAATAATTTCCACTGTAGTGGAGATAAATCCTGAGCTTCATCTATGAAGATTGCTTTAAATCTAGGTAAATCTTCTTTTAATAATAATTGATTGATCATATCATTAAAATCTAATTTCTTTTTAACAGTCTTATAATTTTTTAAATTATCATTTATATTTTTTAATATATGCCATTTAATTTCTTTAGAGTTATGTTCATTTCTATCATACTCTTCTCTAATAGTTACATCTCTATTAATTGCTTTCCCTATCATTTGAAAATATGGGCTATCACTATTTAAATAAAATATTTCTTCTTTATTATATTTATCATAATACTTAACTCTTAAATTTAATTTCTTACCTATCTTTTCATAATCACTACCTTGCATTACTTTTTTAGTATTTAAATCTAATTGATCAAAAGCAAATGAATGAATAGTCCTAAAATAATATAAATCTTTGTCTTCTGCTGGCATTCTTTCTCTAGCTTCTTCTGCAGCTTTTTTAGTAAAAGCAAAGTATGCAATTTTATCTAACGGTACACCCATTCTAACATATGCTTTAGCTCTACTGATAAGCTTATATGTTTTACCTGTACCTGGAGGACCGTAGTATTTATAAATCATTATACAATATCATCCTCATTTTCTATTTCTATAATCTCTTCTAC